AGTTCTCTGCCAAGGCGATTCAGGGTAAGATCTTGAGCCTGGAGCTTACGGACTCCGTCAAGGCTACCCCGAAGCCAGAGGTTCAGAAGACCTATAGTGAGTCCGAAGAGGCTGCTGTTATTGCCGGCGTCAAGGCTGGTAAGTTCGTTGAGGACATTGCAGCTGAGCTTGGTAAGGAAGTTGCTAGTGTTCGTGGTAAGGCTCTGAGCCTGCTTCGCGCTGGACACATCGACGCTATGCCTAAGCAGCGTGAAGTAAAGGGCCAGGCTCCTGACGCTTTCGAGGCTCTGGGCGATGTTAGCGGTCTGACCGTTGCTGATATTGCTGAAAAGCTTGGCAAGACTGAGCGTGGTACGAAGACCCTTCTTACTCGCCGTGGCGTAACTGCCAAGGACTATGACGGTGCTGCAAAGGCACAGAAGAAGGCAGCTGAGTAAGTTATCTTCTTTCTAGGATTTACAGGCGAGGGAGTGGAATATTCCCTCGCCTAATCTTGTTTGGAGGATAAATGAGTTTAGCGAGCGCACTTATTAAGAGAGTATTGGAGTGTGAAGACTTCGATACTTGGACTAACGTGCGTAAGCATTATCTGCCTGATGAATATCATGTCTTATTTGATATCATCAGTAAGCACTCTGACAATTACCATAAGCTGCCAACTCTAGAGGAGCTGAAGCTTTCGGTCAGAGACGCTGCTACTACCGATAAAGTTTATGCACTAGAGAGTGTTGACACTGAAGCCGAACCTTTTCTACTGCTCGATTACTTAAAGAACGAGTATGCTCAGAAAGAGGCGATGTTTCAAATCGACAGGTGGATCGACAGGTCAATAGCCTTCGAGAGCGCAGAAGAAGTAGTGCGAAATATTCAGCAGATTGGCATGGACCTTGAACTAAAGGTTGAGCTTATTCCGCCTGAAGAAAGCATGCAAAGAATTAATCTCTTCGAGTCTGAGGAAGAGATGGCCAAGCGCATTGTGCTAGGTCTTAACAAAGACTTCGATAGTATGTATGACTTTAAGTCTACAGACTACATCCTCATGGGAGGTAAGCGAGGCTCTGGTAAGTCTATTACTTGCTCTAACTTGGCTAGAACCGTTATCGAGAAGAAGAAAAAGAAAGCTCTTTACTTCTCTATCGAAATGGAGCCTAGAGAAGTCATTCAGCGAGACTGCTCTATTGCGACACAAATTCCTTTCTATAAAATTCGTAACAGAAACCTTAACCAAGACGATTGGGAAAAGGTAGTAAGATACTGGGCTAGTAGATATGAGGATGGGTATAAGGATGTAGAGGCTTACCTCGTACATCACGACTTTAACAAATTCCACCAAGCAGTATCCAGGCGTAAGCTAGTACCGCATATCGTGGACGTTGTATATGATCCATCTTTAACTTTAGGTCGTATCAAGGCTGAAGTAGAAAAGCGCATCAATGAGATAGACCCGGAGACGGGAGAAACTACTCTAGGTGTTATTATTGTGGACTACATCAATAAGGTAAAGCGAGTTGCCAATATGAGCAGCACAGACCATCTAGACTGGAAGGAACAGCTAGGTATATCTCACGCTTTTAAAACAATTGCTCAGGAAGCCAAAGTGCCACTATTTTCCCCTTATCAGACCGATAAGGATAATGAGGCTCGAATGGCCAAGGGTATTCTCGATAGCTGCGACGCGGCTTTCGTCCTAAATGCTCATGACGATTGTATTACTTTTGATGTTACAAAGATGCGTGGCGCTGACGACGATGTTTCCTTTACATCGGCTACCACGTGGGACACGCTGACTATCGGACCTAATTCGGTAGAACCACCGGTCGAAGAAGAAAAGCCAAAGAAAACTAGCCTTAAAACTAGTAAAAAGACTGGAGAGAATATTTACGACGATATTGACGCCCCATTTTAAGGAGTAATCTATGAATGTAGAAGAGCTGTTAGCAGCTAAAAAAGTGGACTTCCAAGCTAAAGGGGCTGACTTTATCGTTCGTTGTTTGAACCCGGACCACGACGATAGTAATCCGTCAATGAGAATTGATAAACTTACTGGTATCTTTGGATGCTTTTCCTGCGGGTTCAAGGGCAATATTTTCTCCTACTTTGGCGAAAAACCTAACTTTCTACAACAGAAGCGAGACTTACTTCGTAATAAAATACAAAATAAGTTAGCAGAAAATATCGGACTTAATATGCCTAAGAACGCAGTAGAGTTTGATAGAGAGTGGAGAGGTATTAAAGCTGAAACATATAAGAAATTTGGGGCGTTTGAGCACAGCGATGCTAACTTTATTGGACGAGTTGTATTTCCTATAAAAAGTCTGGCAGGTAAAATTGTTGGATTTAACGGGCGTGCAATGTCACCCGATAAAAACCCTAAATATCTGATCCATCCTACCGGAGCTAAGTTTGGCTTATTTCCAGGTAAGATTGTGCCGATACAGGGACGAGTAATTCTTGTAGAAGGCATCTTTGACATGCTTAACTTGCATGACAAAGGGTTAACTAACGCAGTATGCGCTTTTGGTACGCAGAAAGTAACTAAAGAAAAGCTGCAAATTCTAAAAATTCAAGGTGTTAGTGGTATTGATATTCTATTTGATGGAGACGAAGCTGGTGCATCCGCTGCGGAGAAAGTCAAAAGTCTAGCGGAGTCCATTGAACTTGATACAAGAACTATCACATTAAATAACACAGATCCAGGTGAGTTGACAGCCTCTAAAGTGATCAAATTAAAGGAGAAATTGTATGGCTAGAATCGCTCTAGTTGAGACAAAGCCTAGTAGAACCAACTTTAATTCTGCGTTTGAGAACGCCTTCGAATTCGATAGATTTGCTCTGTGTTCAGATGCATCCATTAAAAAAGTACTAAAAAAGGATGTGGACATTGAGATTGACGTAGACGATTATGACTGGATTATTCTGGTCGGGTCGGATGCTTTTAAGTATTTCACGAAGAACTCATCCGTCACTGAATACAGTGGTAAAGTTGTAGATAAGAAGTTTATTCCTATTATCAACCCAGCTATGCTAAGTTTTAAGCCAGAAGCTGAAAGACTATGGCAAGAGTCTAGAAAAAGCCTCACGGCTTATGTAACTGGGCAAACAGAAGCAGTAGATCATTACGATGATAGTCGTTTCTTTGGTATTACTGACGAAGCCGAGGCTATTAAATACGTTCAGGAAGCTCTGGACAGCCCCAACCCTTTCGTAGCACTCGACTCTGAAACTACAGCTCTTTGGGTGAGAAACGGTTACGTTCTAGGTATTAGTCTTTGTTATCGTAAGGACTATGGTGCATACATTGCTAGCGATTGTATCACGGATACGGTTAGTGCAATGCTGCAGGAGCTTTGGTATAAGAAGACGGTAGTTTTTCATAATGCTAAGTTCGACCGAGCGTTCTTAAGTTTCCACTTTGGCTGGGAGTTCCCTAACTACGAAGATACGATGCTTCTGCACTACCTTCTGGATGAAAATCCTGGTAATCACGGTCTTAAGCAGCTAGCTCTTAAATATACTCAGTACGGCGACTACGAAAAGCCAATGTACGACTTCATTGAGGAGTATAGAAAGAAGCATGGAATCTTAAAAGATGACTTTACTTTTGATCTTATTCCTTTTGATATTATTAAGGTATACGCGGCAATTGACTCCGTAGTTACCTTTATGCTGTACATCAAGTTCAAGCCTGCAATTATGAAAAACCCCAAGCTTTTGTGGGTTTACGATAATATCCTCATTCCTGGAAGCACATTCCTAGAATATATTCAGGATAATGGGGTTCCTTTTGATAAGCAGCGACTGTTAAAAGCTCAGCTTATGATGCAGTCTGACATTGATGCGGCAGTAGCTAAGCTATATGAAAATCCGATCATTCGTCAGTTTGAAGAAGCACAGGGGAAGGAATTTAACCCCAACAGCACTCAGCAGCTTCGAAAGCTCTTGTTCGATTTTATCGGACTTAAACCTACAGGCAAGAAGACAGCGACAGACGCTGACTCTACAGATGCTGAAGTTCTGAAAGAGCTATCTGAACAAAGTGAAGTACCAGGTCTTATTCTTGATATTCGTAAAAAGTCCAAGATTAAGAACACCTATCTAGATAAAATTATCCCTCAGTTGGATAGAGATTCTAGGCTTCGTACCGGCTTCAATCTGCACTCTACTACCTCTGGGCGTCTGTCGTCTTCTGGTAAGATGAATATGCAGCAGCTTCCGCGAGACAATCCAGTAGTTAAGGGAGCCATTAAGGCACGTCCTGGGTATAAGATTGTTTCTATGGACTTGACCACCGCGGAAGTTTACGTAGCCGCGGTGTTGTCTAAAGATAAAAAGCTTATGGACGTTTTCCGTAAAAAGGGCGACTTCCACTCTACCATTGCTAAGATGGTATTTAAGCTTGATTGTCCTGTTGAAGACGTAAAAGTCAAATACCCACTACTTCGTCAGGCTGCTAAGGCTATTACCTTCGGTATTATGTATCAGGCCGGTCCTCCAAAGATCGCTGCGCAGATTACCAAAGACTCTGGTCAGTATTGCTCTACCGAGCAGGCGCAGGAATATATTACGGGCTACTTTAAGGAGTTCAGCTCCCTGCGTAGGTGGATCGACGAAAACAAGAAGTTCATTGCTGCCAATGGTTATTGTTATAGCCACTTCGGCCGTAAGCGTCGTTTGCCAAACGTTCACTCTAGTGATCGTGGTATTCAAGGTCACACTGTTCGTTCTGGTATTAACTTCTTAGTTCAGTCTACGGCGTCGGACGTTAACGTTCTAGGTGCTATTGATATGCGTCACTGGATTCTTGAGAGAGGTTCCAAGGCTCGTATCTTCGCTCTAGTTCATGACTCTATCCTAGCTGAAGTACCGGAGGATGAGGTCGACGAATACGTAACTGCTCTTAAGGAGTTCATCGAAAAGGATCGTGGGGTATCTATCCCAGGTTGTCCTATCGGTTGTGACTTTGAAATTGGCGACGACTATTCCTTTGGTAAGTACGAAAAGTACGAGGCAGAGTGGGATGCAGAACGAGAAGTATAAAGAGTATATAGGGGAAATTCCTCATAATACACTTCGTACTTGGTACGCCCAACTCATGGCTGACACCCCGTGGCAGCATGTGGGTTGGGCGGGAGCCGCTAAAGAGCCTTTTAGGCACTGGGCGGCTTACCCTGAGTTCGGAGGGTTGATAAAAACTATATGGGATTGTATGAATTTTTCCTTTAAACAGGATGGATTTAATATCAAGCCAGATAGAGTTATTATGAATCTATACAATCATGGTGATAGCAGCTGGCTACATAAAGATACGGATAAGCCTAGCTGGACCGCTATGATCTACATGAATGATTACTGGGATCTTAACTGGGGCGGAGATACCGTCCTCGTGGAAGACAACGAGATAGTTAAAGCGTTTGCTGCAACTCCCGGTAAGTTTATTATATTTAGAGGCGATATGCTTCACGGAGCGAGGCCGGTATCTCGCGAAGCGCCTTATCCCAGATTTGGCATAGCTTTTCAATGTGTTGAGGACATACAAGGATCTGCCAAAGATCAAGTTTCCAGTTTACATTCTCCCCTCTAGCGATTGGTATTATGCCGACGGGGTTCTCTTTCTAGAACAACAGGTTCTGGACGAGACCAATATGCCTGGGAAAACTCTAGGCATACGAAGGGTTCAATGTGGTAGGAGAGACTTGTTCCCTCTTAGAAAAGCTATTACATCATTACCAGATTTGATAAAGTGCAAACACAAGTACTTTATTGACTCTAGAGGCTACGCATTCATCTACCAGAAGACACAGAA